TTAGTTTACTGTGCCGGTTTAATAGACCGGGTGCTCCCTGAAAACCATCACGACGGGTTTTTGTAAAGTTGTAATCCGGATCGGTAGACCATGCACCAAATGCCAAATGTGGCAACCCGCCATCTCCACCACGTCCAACTACAGCACCTTTAATCGTCAGATTCACAACCAGATCAGGTGGAAACTCACCAGTATCAATAGCAGGTAATTCTGATGCAGCTGGAACGATATACTCTCGTTTTGGAGGACTAGAGTTGTAGTCGAATTTATAGACAAATCTGGTTTCCGGTCGATAAGAACTTGAACTTGAAACCAATGCACCTGCTTCAACTACAAAACTGATTTCGCCAGTCGTTGGTAAATCACCTCTTTGCATCTGATACAAACGTGCCAGATTAATATCAAGCTGGTCATATCGAATATAAATCGGTGAATCATCTACCGGTACATCAATGAAGTCCTTGTCATTGAGGTAATAACGTTCATCGTAATTAATTGCAGTAATTGTATTAGAGAACTGGTCAGCTGGTTCTCTTTTTGCAACCAGATAAGGTAATGAGCCTTTGGTATCGTCATTAACTACCGTGTAGATAGTATTCACAAAGTCATCGGGACTAAGCTTTAAGGCCCCGTTCGGTAAACGCCCTAAAACAACTTTGTTCTTGGCTGAACCCGGTGTAATAGGAATTAGGTCCACGGTACCATCCCCCATTTGCAGATAGATCACATAGCTCTTGCCTGCAATGAAATCTACATCATGGCTTAAGGTGAGGATTAAACCCTCTTGCTGTACCACTTCCCCGCTTTGATGAATACCATTGCGATAATCTGCTACAGCAATACGGTCACGTAGCACAAGCAATTCAGACTCAGGCGCCGCATCAAAGGTGATGGATTTACGTTGAAACCGAAGCTTGTTCCAGATCCGGTACGCATTAAAATGAGCTTGCCACTTGTTTCGTACCCCAACGGATTTCACTTCTTTCGGGTTCTTTGCTCCTTTGTCTGGCAAATAGATATTGATACGACTATCGTCGGTCGGATCCGTGTATTCATAGATCAGTCCATCGTAGTCATCCATCACGCCAAAGGTTAGATCATGCTTGTAACTATCTGGAATGATATTCCTGAAGTTAAACAGCATTACCGAGTTATCAGTTGGCCGTTCAAAATAAAGCTTGAGCTTGTTGTTTTGTCGATAAGCGGTACAAAAAACTGCATCACATAGATTGGTGACCAGCTCTTCAAAAGACAGGTTTGTATCATCAATCGTAGTACAGAACTCAGCCGCAAGTGGTGTACCAAAATAATCAACTACATCGTTATAAGTCCGATAGATATTTTCCAGATCTATTTCGTCGATCGTACGGCGGCCTATCTTGTCATCCAGTGCCATTGAAACCAATGCATCAGCAAAGCTTGATGTTGGAAATAGCTCTGTCGTCATTGCGCCGTTTTTAAAAGTCGGTAACATCCGCTGAAGATCAAAATTGATCTTGCGGGACTTAACAGATAAAGCTCCAGTGGTTGCATAAGTGCGCGCACGAAAAACCGTTTCATGTTCATACACTGTGCTTTGCAAAGGATAAGCACCATAAAGCGCCTGCCACTTTACTTCATCTACTACCGTTGTAACCGCCGGTGTTGGTGTTAAACGACGTGCACGGACACTACAGCGACCTTGAAATGTCACCATATCCAGCGTTGCGCCAACTGTCTGACGTGACTTTGCCGAACCCTTTAGAATGATCTGCTTTAGCATTGGATTACCAATGGCTGCACCCGATTCATTTACCGGCGTTACTTCTACTTCAATCGTGACGTTTACAGCTCCCTGATTTCCACCTGAAGAAACTGTGTAAAGTCCATTTGTGGCCACAAAGTTACATAGCACCCGACTTCGTTCGACATTGTCCAGAATGAATGGACCAATCCACTTTTCACCTATTGAACTGATCTTTGGTGATAAAGCTGCTGTTTGCTGGTTATTTAACTCTTTAAGCTTTAACCAGTTAGCATTAACGGCCGCCGGATTTGATAACGTCATTCGATCATCAGCTACCGATAGAACACTGTAAGTGCCGTTTAAATCATAAGTCTGGCCGTTAAACGTGAATGAGGCATTCGTGATTTCTACGCGGTCATTACTTACAAACTTAGTGGTTAAATCTGTGTTGTTTGCCGTTGCCCGAAGAATCTCGTTTGGATATGCAAAATGAAGGTAGTTCGTACCTTCTAAAGATTGTGTATCAGCAGGACGTAAAACTTGGCCATTAACAGAAGTTTGATGCTGAACTGTTAAGGGTGGAGTTGTAATTTCGGTACCAAGCGAGAAATATGGCTCACCCGAGACAATATCGACACCCGGTCGAAAGACTTCTACCGATGCGCCGGCAATATCAACAATGTTGGTTTCACCGTCATATGCACCGTTAATTTTATAGTGACCACGACCAATACAACCAACAACATGCTCTACTTCGACATTGTTTTCATATACCTTGTAAGGCACAGTAATCAGATCAGGGGTATCGTGAGCGGCACCATAAATATCTGCGATACGACCATTTACGCGAGTTTTATTTTCACGGTTTGATAATTCGTTATTTGCAGACGAGGATTGATTGTTATTCTGGTTGGTTTGGGTAATTGAGGGCACAGGCATTAATAATGCAACAGCCACACCCATAACTATAGAAGCAACCGCTATCCAAGCTAGAGTTATGGGGTCTATACCCTTGGGATTCTCAATTACAATGAAAGTGCCTGGCAAGAAATCGAGCTGCTTTAATTCATATGCATTCTTCGGTGTGACTTCATTCGCAAATGAAATTTCGGCATGATCCATATTACTTGTTGTATGGAAAATACGGACATGTTCAGGCATATAATCATATTTTGAAGTAAGCCATTGACCCAAAGTTTCGGCGTGTTCAATTGTTTTGTCTTCGGATAAAGGGTCTTGTTTATAAATAATCTTAATCATAGAAACTCACACGATTAAATCCAAATGCTTGAACGACTTGAATTGGCATCCATGAAACGCCTGATTCCTGCAAATGCAAAATACGCCCCAAACGAAAAAGCCCCACATGTGGGGGCTTGTTTCGGTATCTCGAGTGAAAGGCGACTATGCAGCCTTCCTTGGGCATGGGCAGTGGATTTAAAAGTTTTAACCTTGATGGTAGAAATACCTTTTCTTTAATAGGCTTCATAAAAAATTCAAGTGCTTCCACCCGGTCTATTCCATATAGATCCAATGCAGCTTCATGAGCAAAATGAACACAGTTGTAGTTTTCCTCGTCATATTGTCTATCAAGCAAATGATCATGACTTTTCATATAGCCCCCTTGAGACCAGTAAAGCGGTCTAGTGCAAAGATATCTCCAGTTTTAGCGGTATTTAATCGTGGAGATTCAGCTTTGAACGTCACAGCTTTATGGTTCATGGCAACACTGGAGAGTTGCAGTCCAAGTAAATAAAACATTGGAGAGTTCAGATTGTCTGAACTGTAAATCCGGTAATTTACGGTTGGCTTTACATCTGGATATTGCCCTTCGATTACCCGTTCAAACTCATCTGGCATCACATCACCTAGACCAGAGATAGAAACGGTTAATGTCTGGTCCAGATCACCCAGCATTCCGGATCTTTGAATAGATGCTGGCAAAAATTCATAATAGACCTGACCGGATCCTTCCTTATGTTGTACATACACCCCACGATCATCATTACGAACTATTCGGTATATGTTCATAAAGGAAGGATGAGAAAGCTCAATACATTCCAGTTGATAAACATCGACTTTACGATTGAAAAAGAACTTGGCGTATTCGTTATCCATTAGACCTCCCAATCCTTAATCAAAGCTATATCGGCCGTAAGGTTAGGCTGGTTTTGAACAACTTCGAGCTGTGCATTTACCCGGTAAAGGTTGCCATTCACTTCATTGGTCTTGAACGAGTTCGGAATGAAATTGCATTGGTATTGCTGACGTGTTCCTTGGTCTATGACCAAATCCGCATAGAATGAAGCTGGCTTATTCTGATAGATCCGCCAGAAAGCCATCATTTTATTGAAATCGGTTTTACTTAAATTCCAGTTCACATCGACAATATGACTATTACGTTTTACATCGATGTAATAGCGACCACGTCCGCCATCCATCTGCTGACGTTTCACATCATCACCTGGTGTTACGCCATAGCCGCTGGTCTGAGGATTTAGCTTTAACTTGTACATAACTTTCCTTCAGGTAATA